AAGGAGATCCAAACATGAGCAACGAAAAAACATTAGAAATTATCCAAGGACTATCGCAAGCCGCTGCTAATGCTTACGACGGATCCCACGACGAGAGATTTACTCTTGATGGTCAAGCAAAACAAATAGGACTCCGAAGAGAAAACGGCTGTGCTATTATAGATAGCCGAGTTATCGATGGCTTCAAAGTTAAGTTTTATGGCGATTCAATAATCATCAATTACCAAAGCGATGTTCGAATGAAAGAACTAAAAAACAATCGCTTCGAGAATGAAATGGTTGCAACTCTTAATGATGTAAAGAAGTTTCTTCAGAAAGAATATAAATCAATTACTGGAAACTCCATTACTCTTACTAAAAAAGGGGAACCTAAAATCCTCATACAGCAAACATCAAATGTTCGAACTTTCGTCCAAGCATACCAACACTACAAGGTAAGCGGACTTTCAATGGACGGCATTGGTCAACCATCTGAGCCAACCGAACGAGAAGTTACAAAAAAGTTTTTAGAGCAATTCTCCAATAAGAGACCGTCTAACGACACAAGACCCAAAGGGAGTAACCAAAAATGAAACTCACGAAAGAACAACTAAAGCAAATCATCAAAGAAGAGCTTAAATTGGTAATGGACGAAGGAGTCTATGACGAACCAGAGCCAACCTCCAATCGTGTTCAACAAGAAAATATGAGAAAACAATTTATAAACTTTGTCAAAGACACAGCCGACAAAAAAGGAATTTCCGAAGGTGACCTCATTTCTGACATGTTAATGTCAGAGGGAACAGGTGAAGGAGTCTTTTATGATTGGATGGTTTTTTATAAAGCAAAAGCTTCCGTAATGAAGACTTATGATATTCCCGAAGAAGACATTCCTCAAATCACAGCAGAAGCAATCGCTGGCGTTATGCAGACATATTTACAAGACGGAGCCGAAACTAGAGGCAGAAATGCTATGTCTCACGACAAGATAAAAGATTGGGTAATCAAGAGTCATTCTGAAATTGAGGTTTAATGAAACTCACAAAGCAAGAAATTGTAAAAGAACTTGTGAAGTGTGGGAAAGATCCTCAATATTTTATTGATAACTATTGTAAAATTTCCCACCCTCTCAAAGGTCAAATTCCGTTTAAAACATACGATTACCAACGGGAACTCCTCCAAGACTTTAATGATTATCGCTTTAATGTAATCTTAAAAGCACGGCAGCTTGGAATCTCAACGATCTCTGCTGCTTATGTTGCTTGGTTTATGCTGTTCCACCGAGAAAAGAATGTTCTCGTAATCGCAACAAAACTATCCACAGCAACAAACCTCGTAAAGAAAGTGAAGATGATCTTTAAGAACCTTCCTTCTTTCATACTGATCGCAAAGATCTCAATTGACAACAAGCAATCCTTTGAATTATCAAACGGATCAATGGTTAAAGCCGCATCCACATCTGGCGATGCTGGTCGTTCAGAAGCCCTATCTTTACTCATCGTTGATGAGGCTGCTTTCGTAGATGGCTTTGACGAGCTCTGGACGGGTCTTTATCCCACTCTATCAACTGGGGGTAGGTGCATAGCCCTCTCCACTCCAAACGGCATAGGAAACTGGTTTCACAAGACTTATACGGAAGCGGAGATTGGAAACAATGATTTCCATCCTGTTAAGTTAATGTGGGATGTTCATCCGGACAGAGATCAGCCTTGGTTCGATAAAGAAACAAATAACATGTCCAAGCGAGAAATCGCACAGGAATTGGAGTGTTCATTCAATGCTTCCGGTGAAACTGTTGTAAATCCAGAAGATCTAGAACTTCTTTATGAAGGGCTAAGCGATCCAATCTACAGAACGGGCTTTGATAGAAACTTTTGGATTTGGGAAAAATATGAAGATGGTGTGCCTTACATCCTCTCTGCTGATGTAGCCAGGGGTGACGGAGCAGATTTTAGTTGCTTCCACATCATAAGGGTTGATACGATGACCATTGTTGCCGAATACCAAGGTAAGCCAGACCTAGATATGTATTCTCGCATTCTTTTTGATGCAGGAATAGAATACGGCACTTGCCTTCTCGTCGTTGAAAATATTGGGGTTGGAATTGCTGTATTGGAGAAGCTAAAAGATTTAAATTATAAAAAACTTTATTATTCAATGAAGTCAACTCACGATTATGTAGAGGCATATTTAGCCGAACATGACGAACGAGCAGTGCCTGGCTTTACAACTTCAACAAAAACAAGACCATTAATTGTAGCCAAATTGGAAGAGTACATAAGAAACAAACTAATTAATGTACATTCCTCGAGACTCTTTCATGAATTGAAAACGTTTGTATGGGTTAATGGCAAACCTCAAGCTATGCGATCTTATAATGATGATTTAGTTATGTCTTTGGCAATTGCCTGCTGGGTTCGTGATACGGCCCTCGCAGAAAATGAAAGAGACATGGCATATAAGAAAGCGATGCTTGGTGGAGTATTCAAAAGCACAACGACTATGAACACTCAAATTAAAGGCCAAGACTTCTACAAAGAATCATTTGATGAAAAGCACCGAGAGGAGAAGGAAAAAATAAAAGATTTTCTTTGGATATATAAAGGATAAAGTATGGCTCGCAATGATAGAAACCCGAATAACAATCAAAACTCGTTATTCAAAACCCTGACAAGAATGTTCTCGGGACCAATCACCCAACGAAGAACTCAATCAGGTCGTCAATTGAGAAGAAGACATCTTGATATGTATGCGAAGCGATTTAAGTCCGCATCCGGTCAGCAGTTTAAAAAGGCAGAATATAACCCCATGAACGTCATGGCGTTGAATATGATTCAAAATAGAAATCGTTCAGAACGATATGTTGATTTTGATCAAATGGAATTCACACCAGAGATTGCCTCATCAATTGACATCTATGCAGATGAGATGACAACACATTCAGCATTGACTCCTGTGTTACACATCAAGTGTCCGAATGATGAAATCAAGTATGTTCTACACTCTCTTTATTATAACATAATGAACATTGAGCACAACCTATTTGGTTGGGCGAGAACTATGTGTAAGTACGGAGACATGTTTCTCTATCTAGATTTAGATGAAGAGAAAGGACTTCAAAATTGCATTGGCTTACCAGCCGATCAAGTTGAGCGACTAGAAGGTGAAGACCCGACAAATCCAAATTATGTTCAGTTCCAATGGAATGCTGCTGGTTTAACACTCGAGAATTGGCAAATGGCACACTTTCGCATACTAGGTAACGACAGACACGCTCCATACGGAACAAGTGTCTTAGAGCCCGCTAGACGGATTTGGAGACAACTTACACTTTTAGAAGATGCTATGATGGCATACCGGATTACTAGATCACCAGAGAGACGAGTATTTAAGATTGATGTTGGTGGAATTGCTCCACAAGATGTTGAACAATACATGCAGAAAGTCATGACACAAATGAAGCGACATCAAGTTGTGGATCCTAGTTCTGGACGAGTGGACTTGCGCTACAACCCTCTTTCAATTGAAGAGGACTACTTTATACCAATTAGAGGTGGACAATCTTCAACAGAGATCACAAACCTTCCTGGTGGACAATTTACGGCTCAAATTGAAGATGTTAAATATCTCCGAGACAAATTGTTCTCTGCTCTCAAAGTTCCACAATCCTATCTATCGATGGGCGATGGTGCAACAGAAGACAAGACAACCCTCGCACAGAAGGACATTCGGTTCGCAAGAACCATCCAGAGACTACAAAGAGTTATCTTGGCTGAACTAGAAAAGATTGGAATCATCCACCTTTATACTCTCGGGTATCGTGGAGACGATCTTCTTAATTTCAAACTATCCCTTAACAATCCATCAAAGATTGCTGAAATGCAAGAACTCGAACATTGGAAATCAAAGTTCGACATTGCGGCAGCGGCAACAGAAGGATTCTTCTCCCGTCGTTGGATTTCAGAAAACCTTCTCGGACTCTCGCAAGATGAGTATCTCAGAATGCAAAGAGAAATGTATACCGACAGAAAGTTCATGGCTGGACTTGAAGCCGCAGGACAACCACCAGAAGAAGGTGGCGGCGGTCTTGGTGGAGGCATGGATGATGATTTAGGTGGAGATGACTTGGGTCTAGACGATGATTTAGGTGGCGATGACTTAGGCGGAGACGACCTAGGCGGTGATGAAGGCGAAAGCGATCTTCTAGCAGAGCCACCAGCAAAGCGTGATGATGATGCGAAGCCTCGTGGTCCCTACAAGAAACACAAGCTTACCTACAAGAAGGGTGGTCTAAAAAAACAAATGAACAACACCGCTTCTGGTGAGATCGGAACCGCTAGAAAGACATGGCCTGGTAAGGTCGGCTTTGGTGGATTGGACTCTTTAGCAAGAGGAGTAACAGAATCTAACGATTTTGAAGAAGCGAAACTATTTAAGGCTGAAGGCGAAATTAAGTCGCTATTAGAATCATTAACAAAGAAGGAAAACAGAGATGAAACATAATAAGAAAAGAAATACCGCTTTTCTTTACGAGTGTCTGATCCGTGAATTAACGAAGGCAATCATTAAAGAAGACAAAGGACAACAAAGTGTTGTTAAATCAATCCTACGAGAATTTTTCTCCACAGGAAAACCCTTGCGACAAGAATTAAACTTGTATAGTTCAATCTTGGAAAGCAAAGAAATGTCAAAAGATTATTCACAAAGATTTCTGGTCGAGACAAAGAAAGACTTTTCTGGCTTAGATAAAAAAGAAACTTTTAACGAGCAGACTGCTTTGATCAATAGAATCAATAAGGCTCTCGGCAATAAAACATTTAGCAACTTCGTTCCAAACTAT